GATAATCCTCTATGGCATAAATCTCGGCCGCATATGCACCCCATGCGCTGTCCGCCTTATAGGATGCAACCATACTCCTTGGAACCAGAATCTTTCCTTCTCCCTTACCAAGCAGACTGCTGGTGTTGAAGATGGTAGTAGAATATGGAGTTACCACGGCAGTCTCGTTTCTTAGAATCAAAGTGGCAAGCTTTGCCCATGAAGAGCCGGTGATTGCCGCTCCAATTTCGCTGGTAACGCCAAGGTCAAGAAGCTCAAGCGCACCGCACATCATGATCTTGTTCCCTTCCAAAGTCGATGTGTTCTTTGGGAGCCTCAGCTCCTTGAGCGCCGTGCAGTTGTAGAAGGAGCTACCGTCATTCATTATGGTGAGCTCAGGAAGCTTGATACGCTCTATGGATTCACAATAAGAGAAGGAGTACTCGTTTGTAGCCAGCACCTTCGGGAAATTCACATCCATAAGGGCTGAACATCCTCTGAAGCAGTTTTCAGGGATGGCAGTGAGCATCGGCATGCTTACCGACACAAGGCTTCTTTCACCCGCAAAGGCATAGTCTGCGATGGTTTCAAGATTATCCTTGTCCTCATAGGCCAGAAGCGTAGAGTTCATCAGCTGTCTGAAGTAAAGGCCCACAAACTGATACTCGGCATAGCAGTCAAGATCGGAGGTGATGTTCTCTGGTAATACACTCCAACCGCTGAATACATAATCGCCAGGATTTCCCACGCCATTGTAGACCGGTATCTCCTCATATGTAATGGATGAGCCATAGGCCACATCGGTGAATGTTGCAAGTAGCTCGCTGCCATTATAGAAGCGTACAGTGAACACCTTTTCTTCCAGCGCATAGATTGCATAGATCACAGTGTCTGCCTGAATGTTCTTCATTACATTTGGGTCTACCTCGCCATTCTGCATCCTGCCCCATCCAAGGAAGGTGTAGAAATATCTGCCGTCCACCTTATCACCGATGGACGGAACAGAAACAGGATCCGCGCCATCCAGGATTGTCTCGCTTCCAAGAATCACACCATCGTTGTCCACGTAGGTTAAAGTTGCCGATACATGGTCATAGGTGATCGCAATATCCGGATAACGCTCCTTTGCATGGGCTATGACATCACCTGTGACATTTGGGACAAAGATTGTTCCATAGACCTGGGCGGTCGGCATATTGTCACCATTCTGGTCAATGCCACGCATGTCATCAAGGATATCAAACATATCGGAGATTTGAGTTGCCTCCTCAAGCTCCCACCTGAAACCGAAAAGTCTCACACGGGCACCAGTGCTGAGAGATTCCAGGATTGCCTTTGTATCCACGCCACTTCCTACATTCTCAAGCCATAAGGTAGAAATGCTGGAAAGAGACGGGCAGCTGAAATCCTCTATGGCGCTCTGGTTACGGATGATGAGCGAGGTAATGGTTGAAGGAAGATGAAGAATACGGAGCACACCACCATTTGGAAGTGTCACACCGGTGATTTTGGTTCCATCAAAATACACCTCCTCAATGCCAGTGCAACCTGAGAGGTCAACGGTCTTCTGGTCGCCAGTCCCAAGTCCCGTGCAGTTTCTTACATCAAGCTTCTTGAGGAGCTTGTTCTTTCCAAGATACAAAGTCTGCAGGTTTCCGTTTTTGTAGTATTGGGAAGGGTTGCCAAGAATGAGCTGCTGCAGCTTTGTGGCATAGACAAACTCGGCATAACCAACCCTAAGTGCAGAAAGGTCACCCACATCGGCAAGCTGCGAGGCGGAATAAATATATATTTCCGTATCGTTCACATTGTCCAGCGGGCACTCCATGACGTAGGATTTGTTCCTTTGGGCCCTTGTCTGTACCAGGTAGGAACCGTACTTAACAGTCGCATACACATCAGCGTATGGAGTAATCGTGATGTCTGACTTTGCGTATCCTCTCAAAGTGATTACATCAGTGAGCGAATCACCCGCATTGTACTTGGAGTCAATGTAGCGGAAACGGTTGTAGAGCCACCACTTCCTCTGCTCGGCCTTGGAGCCAAGAAGCATCGCAAGGTAGGCTGCGGAGCCCTTCTCCTCAAGTGGTGCCAGGTACTTGAACCACGCATCCTCGTTGAACACCGCTTCCGGCCACTTTGCCTGATGGGATTCAAAAGCCTCCTCAATCTTGTCATAGGAAAGTGCCCCGGTAGAGCGAAGGCTCTGATACATGGCCCTAAGCTCATCCGGGAACATTTCACGCAGGTTCTTCCAGAGTACAGACTGTTGGCCATTGAATATATCGGCACCACCTTCCGTACTGTCGATGTCCTCCAGATTGTAGGAGAACACAAGTGAACCTTCATTATTGATGCCTATGGCTGTATCAAAGTCATAGGGTAAAAATACAATTTTCTTCTTCATCTGCATCCTCCTAACTAATGTCTGTTCCGATGAATGACGGGAACATGTTCTTTGCACGAGAGTCCACCATCAGGAAAAGTTCCGTGAAAAGGTAATAAAAAAGAGCTGAATCAAGCTCCACGTAGCCTCCAAGTTCCGCTCTGAATTTCGCCTTCCTGTAGGCAGCAGTATCGTTTGTATAGGTCGTGCTCTTCTCCCCATCCACAATCGTCACAGCTTTAGGAAGTGCGTCCCCAGTAGCCTTTTCAGGATCCACGCTCACCATCCAGGATGAGAATTCCGCTAGCTGTGCGCTGTCCGTATAAGGTGGTTTTGTATCCGGGTATCTTGCCTCAAAGTCATTGAGCCAGTCGGTACCGGAGAAGTCATCGCTTTTGAAAAGGACTCTATCACTTGTGTTGTTGAGTACTTCCCAGGATTCATCACCATCTACAAAGCCAAAGACCTCCGATGTGGATTTGTCATTGTTGAAATTGTACTTACCAAGAAAGGACAGGGAGTCGTTTCCAGTGTTACGCCAGAAGATGACAATCGGGAAGCCGTCTATTCCCTGCCTTACCTTTTCATCCTTCAACTGTGCCGGAGTCCTGTAAGGACAGGCATCGTTGTAAAGGCGTACCAGCTCCACGTTGTTTGCCCCTTCGGATGATGCCACATCGGCCTTCATACAGAAGACGTTTGTTGCGATGGAATCATCACGCAGCTTATACGCTTCCTGCACCTTGCCACTAGAATCCACGATTCCTTCCGGGAACTTGAGCTTGTAGTCTTTCGCTCATAGTACTGGGAAGAAGTACCCTGGACATCTGCCTGGGCAGAAGAGAAAGTGAAAGATTTGGACGGGAAAAGTGGATCGGTATAGGAGCCACTCACCGTCTTCTTGTCACCCTTGTACTGAGGCAGCTCTGAACATTCAAGAATCATGTATGGCAGGTCGCTTGGAAGCTTCTCAATCACGACATTTCCATAGGCATCACGGATGTTGTTGCGGTTGTATCTTTCTAGAAGCAATCCACCATCCTGGGTGTCGGCGATCCAGTTGTCTTCCATCTGTTTGGAGGTCAGGTCGTTGTCGTACACCCTGATGCAATATAGGTCCATCGTGCATTGGTTGCTGCCAATTGTGATGTCTGCAGGAATGACCTGAGAGAAGTCATCGTCGGCTGGATATTGCACCACGCCGCTCATCACACCATTGATGTAGCAGTAGATTCTGCGGAATCCAGAACGTTTCTCAACGACAAAGCCCACACGCACATGCTCCTCTTCCTTGAACTGCATGGAGATGGAGCTCTGCTCGGAAGTGAGCATGCACATCTGGGCTGTGAGGGAGATGCCTCTTCCACCATTAAGGCATGAGAGAATCACCGCATCATAGTTGAGTACATCCCTGGCCGCAAACTCAATCTCGATGGTCTTGCCGGTTGTACGGAAGTCCTTGGCAAAGGGCTTATATGGAATCGTGAGTCTTGCATCGCCAAAAAGACGAAGGGCAGTGATTCCCTCCTCGTCCATCTGCCAGCCATCGGAAGCCCAGTTGAAGCCTGTAAATTCTGCCTCGATGTCATTAAAACTCCACACCGCAGGATTGGCTTCGTTGTTTGAGCGTGATGCAGAGGAAAGATATAGCGCCAGATTCTCGCTCTCGGCAGCCACATCAATCTGAGCTGCTTCAACATTTAAGGTGATGGTCTTAGAGACAGCACCGGTAGAAATGGTGATCACCACTTCACCTGCGTTATTGACACGGTATGAGAACACCTGCTTGCTTCTATCGACAGTGATTTCGCTCACCACCCTTTCGCCCACCTTGATGATAACATCACTCATCTGGGAAGACGGGCTGTAGACAAGGTAAGGAATCGTGACGGTTGCATACTGCACGACATCGGTGGTATTGAAGCTTGATGCGATTACAGGAGTGGTGTTTAGTGTCTCAGTCCAGATGATCTCATAGAAGAGCTCGTTGGAGCGCACCAAGTTGCCGTTGATGGTGGCTTCAAAATACACCTTCAGGGTATGGACCCCATGGCTTTGGGCCGGAATGATGTAGGTCTGTTGTCTTCCGGTAATGGAAGTGGTGACAGTTTCCTTTTCCACGCCATCCAACACGAAATGCACAGTCTTGCTTACAGCGCCATATGGAGTGTATGGAAATGCCAGGATTCCACTCTGCACAGTTGAGTCGTCAAACGAACTTGCAAGGGAAAGCTCGACGACAGTAACCGTGAAGTTCTTCACCCTGGAATTACCATAGGAGTCCATGACCTGAAGCTGAATGGAGTTGTTACCTGCTGAGAGATACTCCCCAATATCGGTAGAAAAAAGGCCCTGTGCAATATCCAGAATCGCCTTTACTACTCCACCAACTTTTATCGTAAGAGAACCATTGCCGGTTGAAAGGCCATCTTCAATGGAACTCCATTCAATGGACAATAGACAGGAAGCGCCGGATGCAATGGTGCTTGAAACCCAGCCTGTGGCATTGGTGAGGGTAAGTACGGCATTATTGGTTGAGCCGCCTCCTCCACCTCCTGTTCCAGATCCACCAAAGCCAGTGAAAGGCCCGGCTACCACCTCACCATTGGAGGTAAGGTAAAGGGAGTCGTTTTCGACATATCCTCCATCCACCTTGGTGCCAAGAATGGCTTCCATGGCTTCATAGCCGGACTTCACATCATTGACAGTGTTTTCGACCGCTGCCACTTCATTCATTGCGGCATTTGCCTGCTGTAGAGCCAAGGCGGCTGTAATATCGGCCTCGGTCTTGATGTTGTTTATCTCCTCAGCCGCTGCGGATATCGTCTCCATGGCGGAGGTCTTTGCGCTCTCTACATCTTCAACAGCCGTACTTCCGGCATTTTCCACGCCTTCAACCGCTGCGTTTTTGGCAGCAGTAATCTCCTGCTTTGCGATGTTTACAACTCCATCGACGTATTCCTTCACACCATCACCAGCAGTCTGGATATTGCCGACCTGGGTGGCAGCTTCATTCTGTAAGGATTCGATTACCGCGTTTGTGGCAGAGTTTACCGTATCATTAAAACCTGTCACTGCCTGAAGTGCAGCGTCCTTGGCGGCTATCGTTTCTTCCTTTGCGGAGGCTACATTTTCTGCACTTTTCTCTGCACTCGTTGCAGCTGTTTCAGCCCTTTCAGTGAGGGCGGCCATCTTCTCCTGGGTTTCCTTTGAAACGTGGAGTGCCTCGATGATTCCATCGGCATCGGAGAGGATTTCCTCGATTTCCTTGATTTCGGACTTGGACTCCAGGGTGTCGTAGTCCAGTGCTGCACGCTCCACCTCCAGGTAGAAGTTGGCACTTGGAAGGTCATATTCAGTAGTAACGCCTATAGCTTTAAGGACGATTTCAAAGGTGTTCTTACCAGCGATGGCGGTCATCTGTTTTGTGACCTGGACAGATACAACAGGCACGGAGTCTACAATCTCAAGTGTACAATCGGCTGAGATACCATTTCCATCAAGCTTGGTTCCACGAATCTGAGCAACCACCCCACTTTCTGGAATCATCAAAGTCCCCTGACTGGCATAGAGTCTGAAAACCAAAAGCACATCGGAGTCATATTGCGAAAGGTGGATTGAAAGCGGAATACCGCCCGGCACCATATCCAGTTCATATGTTCTTTTAAGCATCCTCATCCCTCCTTGCCTTCTTGTGTACGACGACCGTAAATGGCAGCACGGTCACCTGGTTGTGTTTCATATAGTCATTTCTACCAGGATGGGAATTGGTATCAAGAAGCGTCAGATTACATTTATATGTACCCGCAACTTTCGCCATATCCTTCACATCACTCTGGTAGAGATGTATCTGAAGCCTTGTATCAAAAGAGCCTACAAAAAGCCTTCTGTACAGTTCACTTCCATCCGGTCTTATTCCCCTGATTACACAGTCCTTCTGCTTTGCGTTTACAAAGGAGGAGATGTCCAGGACATAGAGGTTAGCCTCCACTGAACTGCACCCTTCCTTGAGGTGAAGCTCTGGGCCTACACCACCGGGAGTCGGATCAAGATATATCGCCATAGTCAGCATGTTTTTATTACCCATTTGTTGCTCCTCCTTCGTCTGTTCCTGTATCAGGCGTAGTTTCTCCCTCTCCGGTGTCAGGAGTGGTTTCTTCTCCTCCTGTGTCTGTGTTGTTTTCTTCTGGAATATATATAATTCCATTCACCACTTTCACTTCCCTGTAGCTTGTGACCTTTCCATCCAATATTGTGGTTGGAAGATAACATATAGTGATATTCGCCCCATCAGACACCACCCTTTCAGGCAACATATGAAGAAGCCCATCCTCACCAAGATAGAAGCCCGTATCTCCGTTTTGGAGTTTGGAAAGCACAGCTTCTTGATTCAGACTTTCGTCGTAGCTGGTGAGTGCTGTATTTAATGCCTCGGATACATCCGGCATCAGTTCTCCCACCATGACTTCCAGCGTCTTACCACCAAAAGTAGTCTCGTCTGAAAGCGAGAAAACCCCACTCTCCAGATTCCAGCTGTTCTTACCAAGGACATCGGTGATTATTCCCTTCAAAAAACCGGCACTGAGCTTCCCATCACTTCCGGCGATATTCACCCAGCTGCCCTTCTCGATTCCACCAGCAGTATAAGAAAGCCCTTCTTCATTCCAGCGGTAGACCTTCTTTGCGGCGCTCAGGACCGGCGAATCAATCAGGATATACAGACAATCTGTCTGCTTGTTCTCATCAATGGTTATCACGACATAGCCACCACCCACTCCGGTAATTGCCTCCTCAAAGTCCTGCAGGTGAAAGATATCTCGTTGCGCATTTCCAACTGCACCGGACAGGGCATTGAAGGTTGTCTTTGTCACGTAGTCTGCATTGGCACTGGAGTTAGAGATTGCCACGGCCTTTTCTACTGCCTTCTCTTGTGAAGCTGCCAAAGCTGCAGAAAGATAGGCCTGTACTGCGCCAATCGTGATGCTTTCATATCTATCAAGAAGGACGTCATATACAGTCTTTACAACCTTGGCTTTTGTGGACACATTGAGGGCCGGGAACAGTACTGTCACTATGTCACAGAGATTGATG